GAGCAATGCATAAATTTAATTAGATTCACTATCTGAACTAACATACATATTTAATCCATTTTTTGCTTCATATAATTCAAGGGCAATTAATGCATCTTTGGCTTCTTGGATTTCACGTTCTTCATCGGTAGATGGTAATAATGATACTTTAATAACTGGTTCTTGTATTAATGTATCTAGTATTGGTTCTTGTACTGGTTCTTGTATTACTGGTTCTTGTATTGGTTCTTGTATTACTGTTACTGTATCTTGTAATACTGGTTCTAGTATTACTGAATCATGTTTAATTTCTTTAGGTGTAATAGGCACATCAACAAATGATTCATCTGTATTTATTGAATTTTTAACAGTACATGTAGTATCAATTTGAGTTAATATTTTTTTACTAGTACAACAACTAAACATTATTATTATATATAATTATATATAATAATAATTTTATATAAAATAATTTATCGACGTTTGTAATGACTAATGTTAGGAATAGTAATTTGATTAGGAACTACTTGGATTGATGTAGTCCCATGTGGTACTGGAAATAATTGATTTCCTACGCGAATGTATGCAGGTGGTGGTGGCGGTTGACTTTGGTGCATAAATTCCAAAAGAGTTCTCGGTGGTAGCGGAGGTGGAGGTGCAACTTCCACTCGAAAGTGCGCTAGCGGCGTTGGCTGCTGAGGCGGTGGCGACCCACCCGCCAATGCTGCAATCTTTGCATGCAACATTTCTAGTGGATCGGAAGGTGGAGGAATTGAACTAATCCACACATAAATACCCCAGTCTCCCAAACTAATCAATTCATTAATGGTGTCACCCATGATAATCCCCTTAAACATATTATTTTCAATAACTAGAATCAGATCAGGATTCTTTTTAGGAGGTGCAAAATAACTCCTCTCCCAAATTACATCTGATCCACAATACATGTTGTGTTTAGATGAAGTAAGAGTAATTACCCAAAATGAACTAAAAGCAGTTTTCAGCAATAGATTTTTATCAGATGTTACCCACTTATCTGCTAGTGTAGAATAATTGCTTGGCAGGTCAGTCTTTTTAATGATCTTATCAGTGAGAATTCGAAGCGTTTTTGCTTGGACAGGAATGTGAGCCATTTTAACTAGGTTGTAATAAAAATATAATACATATAACATAATAATTATTTTTCAATTTTTTATTTGGCGCTAGTACCAAATATTTTATCCCATAATGAAAATCGTTTGGAAAAATTATAATTTGGACTAATATGATGTATATTATGATCTTTAGTATGAAGTTGAATACCAAAAAATCTAGGTAACCATATACATTGTGGAAATGAACCAGATTTATTAGATTTACCTGTGTGACCCGCAAATTCTACAAAACTTTTATACCAAAATATTAAATTATAAAAATATAATGATGATGGCATTATATATCCAGTAAACATTAATGGTAATGTATTTGTTATAATATAATCATACATTGTGTGATTGTAACTTGTATTTATATTTATTAGATAATCTGTATGATGTTTTTTATGAACAATCGTATATAATATTGGTATTGTATGCATTAATCGATGAGTCCAATAATGACCAAAATCAAAAATTATTTCAAATATAAATGAACGAGGAATAAAATAAATAAGATCTTGAATAATAGATACTTGATTAGTAAAATAATTAATTAATATGTAAAAACTCAATGTCTCTACTATTGATGTTTTTAGAAAATCAATGGTATTAAATTTACGTGTACGTTTACCTTTTGTAATAAAATTTTTATTATGGGTAATATAATTTAATATAAATATTATTAATAATAATTTAATTATTGTAATAAAAAATATAATTAATACATAATATTTATAATATGAAAATATTATATATTGTAATGATCCCATAGATATAATAAATCCATTTATTAATACATACCATTTTATTGAAGATAGCATTATAATATTATATTATATTATAATATATTAAAATGGATAAATTAAAAAACTGTACACTTATGTCATTAGGATGTAATTGTACATTAAAATCATATATTAAATTATATATAGATCAACCAACATATATATTTGATTGGATTGGTTCACCGATGTGGGGTATAAATAAACTAATAAATAATAATTTTGATTTATTTAATAATAATGACTATGGGCCATTAAAAATTTATAATAATAAATCTGATATAATATATTGTAATAAAAAATATTTTTTTAAATTTATTCATGATTTACAACCAGATACAGATATTAATGCTAATAAAACATTACTATTAAATGATAAATATGGAGGTATAATAAAAGTAAATTATGTTAATGTTTTTAAGAAAAAATATCAAAGAAGAATCGACTCATTTATTGAATTATTAAATTCTCATAAACTAGTAGTATTTTTAAGATTAGAAGAAAATATGAACGATAAATTATTTTATGATGAATACAAAGAATCATATTCTATACCTGAAATAGATCACATCCAAGAATATATGAATATATTAAAAAATAAATATCCCAAATTAAATTACAAATTAATCTATTTTACTAAATCACATTCAACCGAAATAAAAGATAATTTATTAATAATTCATGATAATATTAATATAAATAATGAAGCTAAAAATATAGATATATTAATGAATAATAATAAAGACATAATTGATAAATTTATTATAATTAATTAATATGAGTAATAAAATAATTGTAATCTTCCCAGTTCATTTATTTAAAAACAATGATTTACTAAATGATCAAGATAAATCAATAAAAAAATATATTATTGAAGATCCAATTTATTTTACTAAATTTGATACACACAAATTAAAATTAATATTACATAGGGCATCAATGAAAAAATATGCTGATAAATATAAATTAAATTATATTGAATATCACAAAGCGGATAGTTTTTATAAAAATAATAAATGTGATATTTTATGTTATGATCCAGTTGATCATGATCTTTTACATAAATTAAAAAAATATTCAAAAGTTGAACTATATGAAACACCTGAATTTATTACTACATACGAAGATTTAGAATTATTTAATAATGAATATAAAAATAAACGATTTATTCATGATTCACAATTTTATAGATGGCAACGGAATAGATTAAATATATTAAATAATAGTAAATTATCATTAGATCATGAAAATAGAAAACCATTTATAAAAAATCAAGAAGATGTATTTGAACCTAATAATAATAAAAATAAATATGTATTAGAAGCTACTAAATACGTTGAAAAACATTTTCCTAAGAATTTTGGATCATCTGAAAATTTCTTTTATCCAATTGATCATGAAGAAGCTCATGAATGGTTACATAATTTTATTAAAAAAAGATTTAAATTATTTGGTGATTATGAAGATGCAATAAGTAAAAATGTTAAATTTGGGTTTCATTCTGTTTTATCACCTATATTAAATATAGGTTTATTAACAGATCAAGATGTTTTAGATAATATATTACCTTTGCAGCATAAAATACCGCTTAATTCCTTTGAAGGTTTTATAAGACAAATTATTGGTTGGAAAAGTACAATGAGATATTTTTATGAATTTTACTATGATAAACAATTTGGAATGAATAAGTTAAATCATAAACACAAATTAACTTATCATTTTTGGGAAGGTAAAACACAAATACCTATTATTGATGACACTATTAAGAAATTACATAATACTGGTTATCTACATCATATTGAACGTTTAATGGTTATGGGTAATTTTATGTTATTATGTGAAATGGATCCGAATGAAGTATATAAATGGTTTATGTTAACAATTGATGCATATCAATGGGTAATGGTACCGAATATTTTTGGAATGTCACAATATGCAGACGGTGGATTATTAATGACACGGCCGTATATATCTTCATCAAATTATATTTTAAAAATGAGCGATTATCGTGAGGACAAAGAAACTAAAATATTAAATAAATATACATGGTGCGAGATTTGGGATTCATTATATTATCGATTTATTTTCAAAAACCGTGAGATGTTGAAGAAAATATATGCGACTGCCCGTAATGTTTCGCACTGGGATAAAAAGACGAAAAAAGAGCAAGATACTCTATTAGGGATCGCGGATGAATATATTAAATTTTTGTTTTAACACATTTTTATATAAATTTAACGAATATCAAAATGGTGTAAAATCATTTTGATACTTTTGTTTTTGTTATTAGATTATTAATATTTTTCCACATTTAACAGAGTCAAAAAAGTGACTTTTTCTTTTCAAAACTTTTTCTATTTTGTCTTTTATTTTTTTAATATATTTTTTTATTTTTTTTATTTCTCTCTCTCTCTGAAAAAAAAAGAAATAATAAATAATAAATAATACTATAGAAAAAGAAAAAATAGAAAAAAATGTATATGAAAAATGGTTAAAAATAAAAGCCAAATTTTTAATAATTTGCCAAAATTTTTTTGGCAAATCGGTAAAAAGCCAAAAAAATTTTGGCAATGACAAAAAAATTTGGCTTTTTAATATATAGAAATATTTAGATGCCTGATTATATATGCGAAAAATGTAAAAAAATTTTTACAAAAAAAAGTGCATATTCATCACATATGATGCGAATAAATACATGTATTAAAAATACGAATATAAATAATGAATGTATATATTGTAATAAAAAATTTGCAAATAAATATATATTAAATTCGCATCTAAATATTTGTAAAACAAAAATTACATATAATCAAATAGATGAATTAAAAACAATGTTATTTGAACAAAAAAAAGATAATCAAGAACTTAAGAAAAAAATAGAAGAATTATCTCATATAAATGAAACGAATAATAATATTAATATTAATAAAAACAGTAATAATAATATAACAACTAATAATACCTTCAATATATTTTCATCTGGTAAAGAAGATCTTTCTCTTTTATCTAAAGAAGATATTATTAAACTTTGCACATCAGGAACATACTATCCAATTGAAGCAGCAAAAATTTTGCATTGTAATGAAAAGTATCCTGAGTTCCAGAATATCTTAATATCTAATTTACGCGCTACTACAGGTAAAGTTAAAATTAATAATAAATGGGTTACTAAATCTCAAGATGAAGTTTTAAATAATATGATGAATGTTGATAAAAGACACATATCTTCATTAATTAAAGATTTAGAAGTTGATGATAAATTAAAAATAAAATTAGAATCAACACAAGATGAAATAGATACAAATGAACCTAAAGAACATCAAAAATCTAAAATAAAAAATATATTGCATGATGCATCTAATATGATTAAAAAAAATAAATCCTTAGATAAAATATTGCTAAAATAAATTATTTTATTTATGTTTCTCTAACCATTTATTAAATATTTTCATTGCGTCTTTCATTTCATTAGTTTGATATGGATGATACTTAGCTCTATTATACATTGTTGTTACAACTTGTTTTTGATAAACTATATCTCTATCTTTAATTATGTGTAAGGTATCTAATGCTTTTTGTTTGTCTTTGAAACCTGTTCCTTTAGTAGAAGTATTAGGATGCTTATCTTCATATAGAGATTTATTTACTTTTTTCATAATATACATATGAAAAAATTATTTATTTTATTTTTGCATAATTTTATTCTATTTTTGGATAAAAATTATGCAAATTATGCATTTTTTTATATTTTTGCATAATTTTATTCCATTTTTGGATAAAAATTATGCAAATTATGCATTTTCCACATTTTCTATAAAATTTAACGGATAGCAAAATGATCTAAAATTACTTTTAAAATTTACTATTTGTCACCAAAACATAAAAATTTCTCCACATTTAACGGAGGTAAAAAAAGCCTTTTTTGTTTTAAAACTTTTCCTATTTTGCCTTTTCTTTTTTTAAAATACTTTTTTTTATTTTTTTTATCTCTCTCTCTCTGTAAAAAAATAATAAATAATAAATAATAAATAATACTATTGAAAAAGAAAAAAGAGAAAAAATAGTCTATTGAAAATGGTATAAAATAAAAAAATAATTTGGTTAAAAAATTTGCATAATTTGCATAATTTTATTCCATTTTAGTAAATTATGCAAATTTTTGCATAATTTTATTCCATTTTTGGATAAAAATTATGCAAAAAAATGGGTTAAAAATCAATAATAATAAAAAATATCATTAATTCCAATGATATTTTTTTAAAAAAAAGAAATAAATAAAAATATGGTGTAAAACTCAATTTTGCATAATTTTATTCCAAAAATGGAATAAAATTATGCAAAAAATTAAAAATAATAATTATCACTGAATATAATTATTATTTTTAATATTAGTACCGTGAAGTATCAAAGTTAATAACTATATTCTTTATTTTTAGTAAATTTAACTTATTTTTTGCATAATTTTTGCATAATTTTTGCATAATTATTAAAAAAACATATATTTGCATAATTTTATTCCATTTTTGGATAAAAATTATGCAAAAATTAATGTAATATAAATATATACATATTAATATTTTATACTATGAAATTGTATACGTGTGCAACATGTCAAAAAAATTTTAATAGAAAAAGTTCCTATAATAATCATTTAGCTCGAAAAAATCCATGCAAATTAGATAATAATAATGAGAATATATGTATATATTGTAATAAATCATATTCTGTTATATATAATTTAAATAAACATTTACAATTATGTACTAAAAAAGTAATGCATGATGATGCAGAATTAAAAATAGAAGAATTAAAAAAAATTTTTGAAAAAAAATTTGAAGAACAGCAAAAAAAAATAGATGAATTATCTCAACAATCTGAATCTAATATATCTGCTGAAAATATCACCGTTAATAATACCAATACCACTAATAATACTACTAACAACATTATTATTTACAATGTTGGCAAAGAAGATTTATCTCGATTATCCAAAGAAGATATTATCAAAATATGCACATCAGGTACGTATTATCCAATTGTAGCTGCTGAAATAATTCATTGCAATGAAAAATATCCAGAATTTCAAAATTTCTTAATTTCCAATGAGAGAAGTAATACTGGAAAAGTTTTAATTGATGATAAATGGGTGAGTAAAACTCAAGAAGAAATTTTCAAGACTCTACTAAAGGTAGATAAAAGTCATGTATCTACTTTAATAAAAGATTTGGAAGTTGATAATAAATTAAAACTTAAGTTAGAATCTACACAAGATGAAATTGATACTAATGAAAGTAAAGAACATCAAATACCTAAAATAAAAGAAAAACTTTATAATGCATCTAAGATGATTATAAAGAATAAAAAGAAAACTGAAAAATTAAGTGATAATTAGATAAAAATGAAAATATTATATAATAAAAAGAAAATAATATAATTAATAAAATGGGGTCTTTAATATTAACATTAGGACCTATGTTTTCGGGTAAAACAACAAAGTCAATTCAAGTATATAATCACCATAATATATTAAATAAATCAATATTGGTTATTAAACCATTAATTGATAATAGATATGATACAAATTCAATCGTAACACATGATAAATTAAAAAGAAATTGTATATCTGTTAATAAATTATCTGATATTTTAGATATTAATAAATATCAAGTTATTATAATTGATGAAGGACAGTTTTTTAGTGATATTTATGAAAAAGCACTTGAATGGTCTGTATCAAAAGAAGTATATGTATTTG